GAGGGACTAGTGTTCGTGAGATAAAAGATCGCTCTTTTAGGGCCATCTTCTACCGTAGTTAGTGTTACAGCATCAGCCATATCTGGATTCTCCTACGTAAGTAAGAGGCAGGGAGGATAACCTCCCTGCCTAAACTATTAGCCATTATTAAAATCGACGTTCATGCCGGTAATGCGAATCCAGATTTTACCTGCCGTGTACGCCGCATTTGTTGCAGCACCTTGTACAAGGTACACAAACTTTTTGGTCAAAGCAGCCATGGTAGCCGCAGAGTCAACAGAGTTATAATAACCTAAAGTAAGATCACCGTTGTTCATCATCTGAGTACCAGAAGCAACAGCAGCACCAGAAGCAGTAGTTCCTGTAGCAGAAATATCTACGTTAATGTCTGGATCACCACCAGTTGGTACTTCTACGCAACCAAACTCAAGAAGAATAGGGATGCCGTTAACTTCTTTAGTCAACTCTGCAATGTAAGCGTTTGCATCCGTGCCATTACCAATGATTCTGTCACCCGTTGCAGAACCATCAAAGCCACCATGAAGGTCGATAAGAATGGAGGTTACAATAGTGCCGCCAACCTTATTTACAAAAGTGTTAATAGAGGCGTCTGGAATTCCAGAGCCATGAGCATTAGGAGTAATGCCAAAAATGGTAGCACCAGTATCCAAACTAGCGTTATTAGCTCCTGCAGCAGTGGCTGTCCCTGAAAAACCATTTGTATCAACAACATTGTTAATACCAGACGTTGCAACAGTTTGAATTTCAAATTGATTCTGCGTTACAGTTCCAGTAGTAGCATTTGTTGTAATTTGTTGAAAACCGTTTTGTGAACGGACGGGACCGTTAAAGGTAGTAGTCGCCATTTCATATCTCCTTACGAAAGATCGGCCCTAGAGTCTTCGTAAGCGTCTGCTGGGACAGTCGCTAGGGCTATAATTCCCAGAAATAAGTTGGGGGAGAGTTGCCCCTCCCCCTTAGTCTTATGCGCCTTTAGATCCATACACGCAACGAGGATCAGAGTAACCGTAGCTATAACGCTCACGGGCTTTGAACCGTACATTACCTGTATCAAAGTCGCCCTCCATCTTTGTAGACATTGGCATACGCTCAAAGTGAACGAAGCCACGAGGAGCATCCGTCTTAATGAAGAATGCGTCAGTGTCTGTAAGATAGTGGTTAACGGTGTATCCCTGCGGAAGCATACCCATGTTACGCATTGCGTTAACATCGTTATCCGCAGAACCTGGACGAAGAGTGGACTCAAGAAGACGATCCGCCACAAACTGAAGTGCGGGAGGAACAATCAACTTCTGACCACGAACCGAAACTTTAAGTCCACGCTCATCGACAAAAGCTGCAATGTCAATAAGAGCATTCTCAAGGCTGGTCTCGTTCAAATCAGCATCTGTGCTGGGTTCGTTACTAAGAGAACCGTTATTCACAAGAGGATGGTCTGTAGCACAAAGCTCCTTACCATCACCACCTGCAAAAGTGCTATCAAAAGCGTTGTTCAACGTAGCTGCGCTTTTCACCTGCTTGGTGTTAGCCATACTACGAGCCAAAGCTTTTGTGTAGCGAGAAGCAAGACGATCATAAAGATTATCTTCAATCGCTTCTTCCGTAATGGAGAAAGCAAGTGCGATAGTCTCATGTGTGTATCTTGCAGTGTACGCTTCTTGTGCATCGTCAAAAGATACAGCGGAACCTTCACCCTTAACAGGTGCAGACCCAAAACCAGAAAGCATTACTTCTTCTTCGAAGGCTCTTTCTGAGGATTCTGTATCATAAATCTCAGATGACTCATCGTCATATCTAGCATACTCAAGGCCGAAAAGGGCATTGAGGCCAGGTTCTAGCTCTTTTGCTAGTTGGGCTCTACTGATAGCCATTTTTCATTCCTCCTATACGCCAGTGGTTGAAGGTGTACCCGAAGCAATGGACCCAGTAGGTGCATTAAACGAGTTATTCAACCTAACAATTACGCCAACGCCAGCGGCTGCAAAATCCTCGTTCTCAGGATCTTCCTGCCAACCCATGACACGAAGTGCCAACGAATTGGTAGTTGCCAGCGTACTAACAGCCAGACGACCCAAAGAAACGCCGGTAGCGTCAGTTCCCGTGATGCCCGTAGAAAGATTCGCGTTCAAGAAGACACTTGCACGAGCATTTGCCTTACTTGTCAGAGACGCATCAGATGCAATTAAATACAACTGGTCTGGGTCATCGTTGATAAAGGCCTTTACGGGGTGGTTACTATCCGCTCCAGATCCAGGCCAGAAGTTACTAAACGTAGGTTTTCCAGTGACACTAGAAATATACTCACATCCTTGAAATACGCCTAGATGACTGACTGTACCACCGGCAGCGTTAGCTGTGTGGTCGATAAACCCTGAAGCAAGAGGAATAACCAATTGCCCATGATAAATTTTGTCAGTGTTACCGTTAGCGATTTCGTATGGAGTATATCCCGTAAGGCCAGTGGAATTTGTGCCTCCGCCCAATTTACTTATGGGGCGTAGGCCAAAGCTTCCATTGCTATTAGCCATTTATTTTCTCCTAGTCCTCATTTTGAGGACCTCCAAAAGTTACACGAGATTGCCTATCAGGATTATTGATAGGCATTGCCGGGTGTTGTTCACGAGCTAAATCGTTATCAACAGCGGCCATTTGATTGAGAGTCATGTTGCGAAAGTGAGCATCACGTTCCTCAACAATCTCCAGAGGAATTCTTGCAAGCAATAATCCACCTACGCCTATAACACCAGCATGTTTACCATCTTCGACAGTAGGGGCCTCAAAGTCAGGATATTCATCACCACGTACCAGTTCCCATCCCTCTCGAGATCGTGCTGCTACGTTTTTACGGTCATCAAAACCCATTACTTCAGACCTGATCCATCGATGTTTGTAACCATCTGGAGCGGGTGGTGCGTCCAACATGGACGGGGGCTTCCAAGGTCCTTTGCGTACTTGCCTTGTACGGGTTTGGTTGGCTCTCGGCGTTCTCGTAGACTTTTGGCGAGTTGTGTTCTCAGTATTCATGATTAATCCCTCACATATTTGGCGTATTCTTCAAGCGGTACATTTAACCTCTTTGCAATAGCAACTTGAGAAGGCGTTAATCGCACAGTTTTTCGTCCACTTCTATTGCGGGATGCGGAAGCTTCGGCTGACGCAACCTTACGGCTTCCCCCGGTGCTTTTAGACTTAGCATCGAATTTATGTGGAAATTCGATTTTTAGTCTGCTGTCAAGTTCAGCATAGTAGTCATCAGACTGAGGGTCAAACCCCTCTTCTTCCACGAGTCGTCTATGAATACCAAAAGCACCATATGTCATAACTTCGTCTTGCCCAAACCAGTTATTGGTTTTTGCCCAAGCTTCCGCTTTTGGGTCTGGTTTTGCGGGAGGCGCAGCAGCAACGGGAGCAGGTTGAACTACTTCAGCTTCTTCAGCTTCTTCAGGTTTTTCGGCCTTAATAGACCTCAAAGTTCCCTTTTCAACGCTAAGATTTGCTAAAGCTTCTTGAGCATCAACAATTTTATCAACGTCACCTACTTCATGAGCTTGCCTTAAAACATCTTTTGCTGAAGTAATCTGGTTTGTAACTCTGGATTCAAACTGTTCTTGGTAGCCCTTATCCAGAGAATCTATACGCTTTTTAAGGTTTTCATTCTCCTTGCGTACATTCTCAGCATACTCAACGGCTGATTGTTTCTGTCGTTCTTCTTCACGAAAACGCTTGGTTAGATTATTTATTCTGCCTTTTACGCCAGAACTATATTCGTCAAGCTCGTCTTCAGAAGCTCCTTCGGCAGATACCTCAGTAACTTCAGTATCACCTTTCTCTGAGTCGTCAGAAAGGTTCACATCTACTGATTCTTCCTCAGTATCTCCAATATCAATTTTAGTTTCTTCAGGCATGGTCTATCTCCATGATTAAATTCTTCTTTCTATATATGCTTAATGTCATCAGGTTCGAGGATTGTAGCAATTACCTCATCATCGTTAATGATGCGTACTTCACCACCCTCAATTTTAAATCGGGATCCGGCATAACGGCCAATACAAACCCAATCACCTTCAGAACACCAAGGTTGCCCGTCTGGGCCGAATTTACTGTCATCTTGATATGCAAGAGGTCCAATCTTCAATACATACGCAACTACAGTAGCGAGTGCTTCCCTGTCACGAATAGCGTCAGGAATGTGTACTCCACCCTCCGTGGTAGCTTTACCCATATAGGGCATAACAAGAAGTCTCCAGCCAGTAGGCTGGGGCAATCTTTCTTTAAGATTTTTAGAAACTAAAGACGGATCTAGGACTTTTTCATTCTTGTTTACGTAAGGTGTGTTTAGTACTTTCTCTTTCTTCTTTTTTTGCGAATCCAGAACATGATCTGGAACGAGTAATGTTTTAGTCATTCTTCCTCCGTGGATTGCAGGAGATCTGTAATCTCCCGTTCTGCGAACTCTAATCCTCTTAGTTCTCCCGTCAACTGCCTAAAAGACTCCATGTCTTTAGGAGTGCCGTGAAGGATAGCGTCCTGGGTTAATTCTATGCGACCTCTTATAGCCTTTAATAAAGAATAAGCAAAGGTCGTTGGGTCAGCCATTAAAAAGACCCTCTAAAGTTCTTTCCAGCAATAGCTCCGCCCTTTGAATAATTAATAGGACCACGAGCTTCCTCAGTCATGCCACCTCGCATGTAGCCGAGTTCGTCCGTCATCATTCCGCCCATGTTTTTATTTTTAGCTTTAGCCGCCCTAGCTTTAGCCCTAGCTTTAAACTTTGCCATTTCATCGTCTAATTCGCTAGAGACTTTTTTCTCTTGCTCTAATTGTTCGGCAGTAAGTGCTGGACCCATTCGCAACTCAACAGAACTTTCCGTTTTATGTGAACCACCATGCTTATAACTCGTGCCAAGAGACTTTCTAGCCCTATTTTTTTGCTTTGAGGTGGCTAGTTTAAGTATCTTTTTAGATTCCTTGCGGTCATTGTTGTCCGTTTCGTCTCCTGTGGGTTTTGACGTTGAAATTCCTAAAGCCTCAATGACGGCAGCATCAGAAACTTTTTCTTTAGACTCAGACATCAGAACACCCTCGTCTTCTTAGCCATGCCGCCATCGTTTTTATTTAACGACTTTGTAAGTTCGCTGACCCTAGCACGATCAGCATCAGAAATTGTTCTTCCAGACTCGTTCATCGTCATACGATTTGCACGAGCACGATCAGCGTCAGAAATTGTTTTTCCACGCATTAGAATGTTCCTTTTCCATCATTGTCATTGTAAGTAAAACCCTTGACTTGAGCAGGAGGGGTTCCCTGAACACGAGCCATGCCGCCATCAGCCATATAACCCATTTTATTTCTAACTTCAGTCGGTAATTTTGATAGTCCAGGATTTTCACTTTTATCTACTTCTTTTAATCCCATTTCCATATCATTCATCGTGTTTGCTTTTTTCATAAGATTCCTCGCTTTCCTTTTAGGAATATCCATTTGTTCAGACATCTGATTCATCATTTCTCTTTTAGCCATTAGAAAATCCTCACTTCCTTAATAACACCACCATGACCACGTTTAACAGCTTTAACTCTTCTGGGCTTGCCAGCAGGTTGCCCTAAACGCTTTTTCTGAGAAATCCTAGACCTCTTCTCAGACGAGGTTAATTCTTTTGACGTTTTAGGGGTCTTCTTAGACACACGCTTGCTAGGTCTGCAATAAGGTGTGCCTCTTTTCTCACCCTTTTTCCTACCACAAGCCTTGCCAGTTCTTACGTCAACCCACTTCTCTTTAAACCAGCGTTTAAGATCAGATCCCTTTTTTGTCTTACGAACAGCCATTAGAACATCTTAGCCTTACGACCTTGATATCCACGCATAACTGCTCCACCTATAGCACGTTTTGTCTTGCTCGGACTGTTACCCCAGTTCTTTGCACCAACTTTACGACACTTTGCAATCGCTCCAGACGCATACGCAGACGGAAACACCTTGTATCGGGATTTTACTTTACTATAACAAGCGTCTTTCTTAGACTTGGTTTTAGACATTAACCCTTTCCTTTTTTATTTCTTTTAGAAACAATAGATCTAAGTGATTTGGCTTGTTTAGAATGTAGCTTAGAAGCTTTTTTAAGACCTTTAATAACTTTATTAACTTTTTTCTTAACTTTTTTAGAAACCATAATTAGCACCTCCACCTTCTACGAGCTTGCCTAATACGACTATTAGGATCATTCTTCGTTTTAGCAGAACTCTTCTTCAACTGACCCAAGGATCTAGCGCAATAGCTCTTTCTACGTTTAGCTGCAGCACTTCCCTTTTTAACTTTGCCAGTGACGGCTGTTTTTAGTTTAGACCCTGGATTAGCTTTTCGATAGGCTTTAACACCCTTCTCCGTCATACCTGCACCACTTTTGGTAGAGCGGTAGTTTGCACCCTTACCTCTGGTCGTGCGTTTGATCGGTTTAGCAGGTTTTCTAGCCATAAAGCATTACTTTTTATCACTATATAAGTTATCAAATGTTACTGACGGATCCATGTAACTTCCATCTGACTCTGCACTATGTGTCCACTGGCTTGGTTTAAAATCTGGAGCACCTTTACCTGTCTCCCACAAAGCAGGACTTGTTGTTCTAACACGATTATTGGGCAACGCCACTATGTTCCCTGTCCATGACCCAGCATCTGTAAGCTCAATAACATGACTTTGTTTATGTTGAGCTGGATCATCTGCAATTCGTGAATCCGTATAATCAACAGTAAACATATACTTTCCTGTATAAAAATCCCCATCAATCTTACAAAGCCACGGGCTTGAGCTTGTTCTGTCATATCCTGTCACAGAATGATCTCTAGAGCTACAATCCCAAGGCTGTACAAGATGAGTCAGCATCCTATCCGGCCAATCTTCTAAAGGCGTATCCGCAACAAGAGCCGTAATAGGCATCCTTGCCCACATAGCTCCTCCATGGATATTTTCGTCATCCGTATCGTCACTTTCGCAACCTGTAAAAATAACCTGAAAACTCAAACAACGATCTGGAATTGTAGTGACTGCAATCGCCATAGCGTGAAGATATTCTCCTCGATACCGCTCATGATTATTAGTAAATTCTCTACGCACCCAGCAATGAAAATGCGGGATGTTGCTTTGTAAATATGACATTAAAAGTGCCTTACACCACCTTTAGCAAAACCCTTCTTCTTCATACCACCTTTAGCAAAACCCTTCTTCTTCATACCACCTTTGGCATACCCCTTCTTCATCACACCGCCACCCATCATCTTACGAGTTCCGCCTTTTTTCTTCATAGCCATAATATATATCCTTCAGTTGCCGTCAGTTGTAGATTCTCTATATTCATCGATAACATCATTTTCATAATCATCAAAGTCACTTATTACTTTTCCATTATATTTCCTAGGTGCATATACGTTATCTAATGTTTTTGATTTAGGCTCATTTAAATAAAGAGAATACTCTTTGGAAAACAACCAAGTTGATGGTTTCATACTAAACACTTTTCTTTTCTTCCCAGTTTATTTTTTTAAAATTATTACCGCTTGAAACTAAACAGCTTATCTCATTTGCTATGCCCGTGTGTACGACGGTAAAACTGTTTGAAGGGCTAACAAAAACAGTAAAAATAATTTTATTTTCATAAACACCTGTGTAAAGGGGTTCTTCGTTAAATTTCCTTTTTAAAAACAAAATGACATCTGTAGCTGGAGCACATCTTAATTGTACAGGTTGTGCAACAAATCTAACTGGCTCTACGGATGTTGTCTGACAACCTGAAAGAGTAAGAAGAATTAAGAGTAAAGGTGCAGCCAGCGTTAGCACGATAGTAGCAATTACTGACGATGCCTTTCTCTTCTTAGTCCCCAACATTTTATCCATAAATAATTATCCAAACGTGACGCCCAAGACGCAAGTTTTCTGGCTATTTTTGTATCCCAAAACATTATTACGTGCCAACCTTTTTCATCGCTTGCTTATGGGCTGCAGTAAAGGTACGGCCCTTTCTCATGGCTTTTCTCATCTCACTCATATGTTTCGAAGTGTGATGAACTGCGTGTTTTTTCAAAGTCTCTTTCTGTTGAACGGTTAGTTTGCTTGTGTCTTTCTTCTTCTTTTTTCCACCCGTCAACTGTTTAGGTGTCTGTGCGCGAGATATAGCCACAACTAATTTCCCTGTTTTGTCTGTTGCTCAATACGATCTCTGTTAACCTCGGCTCGTAAAAGGGCAATGTCTTCCTGAGAATCAATCTTCTCTCGAACAAGCTCATTACGATCCTGTAGCTTCTCTTCTTCAAAGTTTTGCTTAACTGCAAACTCTTGAGACTTACGCTGAACATCTGAGGCCTTTATGTCAAGTTCCTTAGACCGAAGCTCTACAAGAGGATCGACCTCACCTTCTGGCGGAGGCATCAAGGCAGACATGACTTCCTCTGTGTATTGAGCGATAAGTTCTGCAACTTTTGATTCTACATCAACTTGAGGAGGTTGCTGTCCCGTTTGCATTGATTGTTCCATAGAGGAACGCATTTCC